CACGTACTGCCCCTCGGGCAGAGCATCGAAACTCTGCTGCTCGGGGACTTGGCTTGCGTCGAATCCTAAAAGTGATGCCATGGGTTACTTCCTTCGGTAGTTGAGAAAAACTCGATCAGGCGGCCGCGGCTTCGGCCGGGGCCTCGACGGCAACCGTCTCCGGCTTGGGTGCCCGGATCACGGTCATGCCGTCGCGCACCAGCACGGCCGCTTCGAGGGCCGTTGGCACGCTGACGCTGAACAGGTCCGATGCCATCGTCTTGATGGCGGCGGCGGGGTGGTGGGCCTCAACCAGAACGCTGTCCTGCGTCTGGTTGTTGCTCACGAGATAAAGGCGGTTGAGTGCGGACATGATTCCTTTCATAGTTGAGGGGCGGGTTATGCAGCGGAGCCTGAGATCGCGTTGGCAAACGTGTTCCAGTCAAGCGGCATCTGGGTGGGGAGACCGTACCGGTTCTTTGCGAGGTACGCGGGCGTCTCCTGGGTGTACATCAGGCGCTCGCCGGTCGTGATACCGCGAGTGACTGACTTGTTGAACCCGACGTCGTCCTTCTTGACGAGCGTGCGGTAGTTGGCAAACAGAACCGCGTCGGCCCATTCCTGCAGCAGCGCCGATGCGCGGGCCTGGAGCTTGGGCTGATAGCGGTCGTAGGGCTCCACCTCGGGGCTGTCGAACCGCTTGATCTCGCAGTGCCCGACGAGGATTACGACCATGTTGCGGTCGTTGCGCAGGGCGTTGAAGCCGTCCAGGATCTCGCGCCACTTGTCGGCCAGGATGAGCGCACCCTTGCCGTAGGCCAGTTCCTTCGCGTCGTACTTGGTCTCAATCTCGCGCTGCAGGATGTTCTCCAGCCAGTCGGCCGAGTCCAGCACCACGGTCTTGTAGTCGTGCTTCTCGGTGTAGAGCGTCTTTACCGCGGCAAAGACGTCCCCGCTGGACTTGGCCATCGGGAAACTGCTGGTGTCAATCGAGCCCAGGCCGTCCTCAGTCGTGATGAAGATGGGGTCCGGGGCCGCTGCGGCGAACGTGCTCTTGCCGATGCCGTGGGGGGCATAGAGAAAGATGCGCGGCGCGTGGATCGCCTTGCCCTTCTTGATAGATGACAGATCAAACATCTTTACTTCCTTCCGTCGTGATGATGCGCGAGGGCTCCGGGTCCAGTTCCGGCACCGTGTCCTCGACTTTGGTGAACGTCTTGGCCGTGCCGAGCACAGCCTGTAGGAGTTGGTAGATCATCCCGTGAGCCTGTGACTTGGGATCGAGTTCGGCGCCGAAGTCGGCGCCGACCGTCACCTGTCCAGTCAAGGGGTCGTCTTCAATGGTGATGGTGCCTCGGGCCATTACGCGCCACCCCCAACAGGCTTCACTTCCACCGCCGTCTTGGCCGGCTTGATCTCGATGGGCAGGAGGGCGTAGAGGGCGGGGTCGTTGTCCCGCAGCCACTTGACTCCCTTCTCGTCGAGTTCCGGCTTCATCTTGACCGGGTGCAGGTTGGCCGGGATCGAACCCTTGACCTGATCCCACTTGTCCCAGTCCATCTTCCGGATCACCTTGCCGGTGACGGCCACCTTGAAAGCGCCGGCCTCGTGGGTCTGGGCGCCTTCGTCGCGCTTGCCGGTGAGGCCAACGATCATGTCCTCGATGGCCACGCGCAGGGCCGCGGCCTTGCGCTCAGATTCCTTGGCCGCGAGCCAGTCTTGGCAGAGTGCTTCAAGGGTGTTCATGTGCGGGCTCCTTGGCCTTGCTGGGGGGAATCCACCCGTACTTGGCCCAGGTGCGGGCGACGTCCGTGGCCGCCGCGGGCACGTAGTTGAATCGGCTGTCTGTCAGCCGATATGGCGGCATTGCTGTTTTGGGTTTTCGCTTCATCGGGTACTTCGGTAGTGAGGGGGACTCGACTGTATTCTTGGGTCGAGAAAAACTCAACCCCCCACCCGTAGAGTTGCGCATCCGCAACATCAGATCAAAGAGCGCCTGACGGTGACCTCGGTGACGCGCCCGATGATGCGCACACCCTCCTGCAGGCGCACGGTGGGCCAGCGCGCATCGTCGGCCACGAGCAACTGATTCCCGCCGTCGGTGACCAGTCGGCGCATGACGGGTTCCCCGGCCCTGGAGACGGCCGCGAACACGATGGAGTTCGGCGGTGTAGGGTGCGACTTGGACACCACAGCGTAGGCCCCCGACGGGCACGCGCTGGTGAGCGCATCGCTGGCCACAAGCACGCCGGCCGCTGTGTGGGGCGGATAGGCGATCGCCGTCTGCAGCAGTTCGGTAACCGCCTCCCAGCGCCACTTCAAGAGGGAAGAGGCCGGCACCACGGGCACAGTCCACAGCGGCGGGCCGGTGCGCTTGACCTTGGAGGGTGGCATTACATCCACGCCCAGCAGCCAGTCGGTGGACACGCCGAACCACTCGGACAAGCGCGCCAGTTCCCCGGGCCGCGGCTCGGTCTTGCACTTCTCCCACAAGTTGATTGCCGAGGGCGACAAACCCATCCGCTTGGCGACGTCACGCTGCGTGGGCGTGGGGTACAGCGCGAGCCGTGCCGCTCTGATGCGTTGACCTACGTAAGACATAGATGCCTCCAGGCATAGGTACAAACCCTAGACCATAGGGTATCGAGATTGACTCGATCTTGTAAAGTCCTATGATCCAGTCTAGAGTTGAGTTTTCCTCAAGCATTGAGTATGAGCAAAGACAGTCCAATCGGGTTCACGGTTGATGGCGTGCTGGCTGCGGCCGGTGGCCATGCAGCGGTGGCCAATGCCTGCGGGGTGACCGTGCAGGCCGTGGCCAAGTGGGGGCGGCGAGTCCCGGATCGTCACGCGCAGATCGTTGCGGTGATGGCCGGCTTGCCGCTGGAGATCGTGCGGCCAGACCTCGTGCGCGCAGGCCACGAGCAGGCTGCAAGATGGGCAAAAGGGAGACGAAGGAAATGACCTACGTTGCGGTGTTTGTGCTGGGGGCCTGGGTGGGCGTCTTGGTGATGTGCTTGATGTTCGTGGCAAAGGACGGAGACCAAGAGGGCTACCGTGAATGAAGTGCCCGCACTGTCACAAGGAGTCCAAGGGACGGGTGATCTCGTCGCGGCGCCTGGATGCGGACGTCTGGCGCATCCGCCTGTGCGGCATCTGCACCAAGCAGTTCGTCTCACGCGAGACGACATCCATGGACTTGAAGTTTCCATGGGACGAGATACAGAAACGCCGACGTCGGGCCGTCGCGCCCGAGGAAAAGCCCGTCCAGAAAGAGAACCGGTGGGTGTTCCCCGACAAGTTGTGGTTAGGCCATGGCCCTTCCTCTACTCCTACCAGGGAGACGGAAGAGTCGTTGTCAATCGAGCAAAACGCGGGCCCAGGTGCCCAGAAGTAGGAGAAGCACTGTGGTGAAGAAGTTACCCAAGGGCCTTGACCAGCAGGGCCGCTACCCAGAGGCCGCGCACGCGGCGACCGAGATCGACAGCCTGGAGCGCGAAATCCAGAGCGGCGTGCGAGATGCCGTGGTCGCCGTCTGTGTGGCCGCTGTGGCGATGGGCACCGGGTTGTTGGTGGCGTGGCTGTTATGAGGAGCAGAGAGGAATGGGGCGCGGTATCCACCGAGATCCTGCGGCTGCTGACCGACTACGGCCCGATGACGCGATCCGAGATCTGCGCGCACCTTGGGGGAATGGGCCGTGATGCCCGCGCCGCCATCGCACGGGCGGAGGGGGAGGTATGACCCCCCTACGCGAAGCCGCCCAGCAGGCGCTGGCGGCGTTGGAAGGAGGCGGGGATTCTTGGGTTTTGATCGGGCCTGCAATCGAAGCCCTCCGCGCCGCGCTGGAGCAGCCCAACGAATGCCACTGGTACCAAGACGGCGACGAGGATTCCGACAAGTGGGCCGCATCGTGCGGCAGGCATCGCTATTTCCAACTGAACGACGGCACCCCGACCGACAACAGAATGAAGCACTGCTGCTACTGCGGCAAGCCGCTGGTCGAGGTGCCCATTGAACCGGAGGATAACCATGACTGACCTGAGAACCGCCGCCCAGCAGGCGCTTGAAGCTCTGGAAGAGCTGAACGGCTGGCAGTCGCTGGCTCCGCCGTTGGCGTCCCAAGCTGGGAGACAGGCGGCAATCAACCTGCGCGCCGCGCTGGAGCAGTTTGCCCACCCACCCCGCCGCGAGCCGGAGCGGGGGCCGCAATGCAACCCGCACCCCAATGCACCGCACGGATTTTTGCGAAACGCCAGCCACACCGAGGGCCGCTACGTCTGCGCGTGTGAGTATTGGCAGCCCTACGAGGCCGCGCATGAGATCAAGGAGTAGTAG